AGGAAGACGCCGACGAGACCGCCGAGGAAGACCCTGAGTCTGCCGAAGCCCCCGCCGTGAAGAAGCTCGCCAAGCGAGTGGACAAGCTTACCGCCCGCGCCAAAAGCGCCGAGGAGCAAGCCACCACGCTGCAAGCCGAACTCGCCGCCGCCAAGGATGCGCTCACCCGCGCCCAGCCTATCGTGCTGCAAGATGCCGCCGACCCATTGGCGGATGTCACCACGCCCGAAGCCCTCGAAAGCCGCCTCGCCGCAGCCAATACCGTGCTCGACAATGTGCCCGATCTCATTGCAAAGGCCGACTACGAAGGCGGCGAAGTGGAAGTGCCTATGGGAGACGGCAGCACCCGCAAATTCACGAAGTCCGAACTTCAAGAACGCCTGCGAGTCGCCCGCCAGATTCTCAAGGCCGAGCCAGCCCGCCGGAACTACCTCGCCCAGCGCGAGACCTTCCAGCAAGAAGCCCGGCAGGTTTACCCCGAGTTGTTCCAAGAAGAATCCCAGGCCAGGCAAATGATGATGGCTACGCTGCAAGCGTATCCCGGCATCGCTAAGCTACCGAATCTGGAGCTGATCATTGGTGACGCCATTCGTGGACAAGCCCTCCGCTTCCAGCAAGCCGAGGCCATCCAAAAGAAAGCCGCCACAGCCAAGGCCAAGCCTGCCGCACCGGCAGCCGCCAAGCCAGCCGTAGCCCCGAAGGTTGTCAGTCCCTCAGCCGCACCCAAGACCAAATCCCAAGCCGACCCGCTCGAAGCGTTGAAGAAGTCTGGAAACCGTGACGCCGCCGAAAATTTCGTCGCCTCACTTTTCAACTAACCAACCCCAAAACCTAATCCCCCCAAACTACTATTATGGCAGCAACCCCCATCACCACAGTCAAAGGCCAACGCGAGGATCTTTCCGACGCGATGGTCCTCATCGAACCCGGCGACACCCCCCTGTTTTCAATGTGCAAGAAAGCAAAAGAGCCTCAAAATGTTCTTTTTCAGTGGCCCGCCGACCGCTACAACGACCCGCAAACCGCAGGCGTTCTTGCTAACGACGATGTGTCTTCTTTCGACGACCAGCACGCCAACCGCGTCCTCCTCAGCGGCCGCATCCAGAAAGTGCGCCGTTCGTTCCAAGTGGACGACCTCGTTGAGAATGTCGCTGACCTCGCAGGCGTTGGCCGCAAGCAGGCTTTTAATAAGTCCGCTGCCAAAGCCCTCGTTGAGCTGAAGATCGACATCGAGGCCATCATGGGTAGCGACAACGACAGCCAAGTGCAGTCCGGCTCGAACCCCTACAAGACCCGTGGCGTTGGCGAGTGGATCAAAGCCACAGCGCAATCCGACACAGCCACAGCAGTGGATGCCGCGTTCCGCACCCCAGCCGCCTCGATCAACACGACGGCCACCACTTCTCTCACCGAGAACAATGTCATCGATGTGCTTCAGAGCATCTACGGCGTGCGCCGCGCTCGCCGGAACTACGACCTCGTTTGCGGCGTCGCCCTCAAGCGTGCGTTCACAAACTTCATCCGCACTCAGACTGGCTCGACGAATGTCATGTCCAGCGTCCGCACCTTCAACAGCAATGTTGAGGACAAAAAAATCGTGAACACCATCGACATCTACGAAGGCGACTTCGGCATCCTGTCACTCCATGTGTCCACCTACCTCGCCCATGGCGCGGCAGCAGCCGTCTCGGCCGCTCGTGGCTATGTGCTCGACATGGACCTCGTTTCCATCGGCTTCAATCGCAAACCTCGCATGGAAGAGCTCGAAGACCGTGGCGGCGGACGCCGTGGCTTCTGCGACGCCATCTTCGGCGTTGCCGTGAGCAACCCGCAGGTTCTCGGAAAATTCGCAGCTACTGCGTAACACCCGCCCCCCAGCCCTTGCCGGTGGCCCCTCGCCCTGCGGACAGGCCACCGGCAACCGGGGCTCCCCTTTTCAATAATGGAAATACTCAAAGAAGCGTTAAGCGACATCCCCGGCGAAGTGGCCGAGGGCGTAAAAAACGAACTCCTCGCTCAGTGGAACTCCAAGGCCGTCCAAGCCGACGCCCGCCAGCACCTCATCGCCGCCGACCACGCCAAGCAAGACCTCCGCGCCATCGAGGGCGTAGGCGCTTTGACTCTCTCCATCGACGCTCAGATTTACCACTTCTGGAACTGGCAACTCCCCGGTTGCTGGAACGACCCAGACTTCATCCCATGGTTCAAGCGGAACTACCCCCAGTGCGTCGTGCGCTGCGGCGGCACAGGCAAGACCATGCTCCTCATGCCGGGCCTCAAAGCAGCATGATGGATATTTTTAAAATGCAGGCGAGAGAGACGGCAACTCACGAGGCCCATACCCTCGGGAACACGGTTCAATTCCGTGGCCTGCTACCAATTTTTGCCAGTTCACGCATTGCGGCGGGGCTTGTTTCCCTGGTCATTTCATACGCGCTGGCCGTAACCGCATTAAAAGCGGCCTCTGGCAACTCTTTCCTCGCATGAAGTCCTCCAACGACGAGCCAGACCGCGACACAAAGTATTGGGTGGGCCAGCTCACCGAAGCCGCCACCGATGGCAGTTGGTTCTCCGCCGTGCGCAGCCGGAACTACGATACCCGCATGTCGCTCTGGGACGGGCAGTCCTCGGACGGCCGCAAATGGGCCAGCAACTACGGCAAAAATGTCTTCCCCTGGGAAGGCGCTGCCGACAGCCGCATCCGCCTCGCCGATCTTGTTTGCAACCGCGAGACCCAGCTTTGCCTCACCTCCACCTTTGCCGCCCGCCTGCAAATGATGCCGGTGGAATCCACCGACGCCATGTCCCGCACAGCAGCCGAGTCTGTGCTGAAGTGGATGCTCTTCACGCACTGCGCCTCCGACCTCCGGCGCGAACTCGAACTCGCCCTCAACATCCGCGCTACCTATGGCCTTGCCATCATGGGCGTGTTTTGGAAAACCACGACGCGCATCGAGGAAAAATCCGTCAGCCTCGAAGACCTCATCGTCATGGCCCAAGAGCAGGGCGACCCCGCCTCCCCGCTCGCCATGCTCATCGGCGCAATTCTTGATCCACTCCAAGAGGAAGTGGCTATCGAGCTGGCCGAGCAATTTGCCCCCGGCACCGGCACCGCCGCCAATATCCGCAAGCTCCGCGAAGGCGGCACGGTGGAATACACCGAGCCCTACATTTTCGAGAGCAAGCCCGAGTGGACGGCATTGGAGCCTTTCAACGACATCATTTTCCCCACTGCCACCTACGACCTGCAACGCGCCCCATGGATCGCCCGTCGCGAGATGGTGACTTGCGAGGAGCTGGAGGAACGCACGCTCACCGAAGGCTACCCCTACGAATTTTACACGAAGGCCGAGAACTACAAAGGCGCAAGCCTCTGGCCCGTCTATTCGCAGCAGAACCACAACCGCCGCGACAGCATACTCTGGCAAGACCACCGCGACCTGGTGGAAATCTGGCATGTTTACAGCAAGGAGACCGACGAGAAGACCGGCGCGACAAAAGTCATGTGCCGCGTCATGCACCCAAATGTTGACATCTTCGCCAAGGAGGAGATTTCTCCCTACTCCCACGGCGAGTATCCCTTCATCGAGTTGGCCCGCGAGCGTGTGAGCCGGTGCATCCTCGAAGCCCGTGGCATCCCCGAAATCGTTTCGACGATGCAGGCCGAGATCAAAACCCAGCGCGACTACAGAACAGACCGCGCCGGAATCGCCATCCTTCCCCCCATGCGCGTGCCTGCCAATCGTGGCAAGCTCGACATCATCCTTGGCCCAGCCGTGCAGATTCCCGAACGCCGCCCGAATGAGTTTGGCTGGATGCAGCCCCCACCGTTTGACCAAGGCACCATCGAGATCGAACGCGCCGTGCGCCGCGATGTGAATGAATACTTCGGCATGGCAGGCGAGGGAGTCGATCCCAACTATGTCGCCCTCGTCACCCAGCACACGGTTGATCGCTGGCTCCGCGACTTCAAAGCCATCGTCACGCAGACCTATCAACTCATGCAGCAATACATGCTGCCGGTGCAAATCCTCCGCGTCTCAGGCGGACAGGCTCTGCCTTTCCAGGCCGACCGCGAAAGCATCCAAGGCAAGTTCGACCTCATCATTGATTGGGACGCCAAGAACCTCGACGCCGAAGCCCTCGGCGTGAAGCTGAATTATATCAGCCAAGCCATCGTCCCTATGGATGTCGCCGGTGTCATCGACCGCGCCGGGCTTGTCAAATTCATCATGGCTGCGGTTGACCCAAACCTCGCCGACATCCTCGTCCGCGACCCCGGCCCCGCCGCCGCCATCGAGTCCAACGAAGAGCAACTCGCCTTCACGAAGATCGCCGCAGGCACCGAGCCGGAATTACCAGGCGAAGGCCAAAACCACCAACTCCGCGCCCAAGTCCTGCAAGGCATCATCCAAGCGAACCCCGCCCTGCAACAACGCCTCCAGCAAGACGAGATTTTCCGCAGCATGATCGAAGCCCGCATGAAGGGCTTCAACTTCCAGATGCAGCAACAACAAAACGCCCAGATCGGCCGCCAAGGCACCCTGCCAGCGTTGCAGCAAGGAGGCCCACAATGAAGGCCACTCCCTACCGCACCGTCCGCGATGGCGTGATTTCCCGCATGGGCATCGACCCCGCGCAGCCGCTCATGGCTTCTCAAGCCACGGCGCTCGCCGAGTATTTGACCACCGCTGCCGCGACGGCTTGGACATTTTTCGATTGGCCGGAGACGAACTACACGGAGAAGCGGGTTGTGCTTGGCACTGGCTTTGCCGAAGGAGGCTACACCTACGAGCACGATTACCAAGGCACGACCTCCTACATTGGCCGCGCTGTGCAGGGCTCGGAATTTTCCGACCTTGTGTGGCGCATCAAGCGGGTGAGCACCACAACAAGCGGCGAGGTTTCTAATATCGACACTGCGCTGAATGTCGCGTGGAACGACCGCGCCACGGCCACTTATGTCGAGGATTCCGGCAACGAAGCTCCCGAGGATGCGTTGCCTTACATTCCGCTCATCCAGACAGGCCAGACGCCTATCGGTAATGTTGTCGCGGTTTACGCTGACAAACCAAGCGAGTATGCCGTCACACAGAAGTTGGAGTTTGTCATCACCGGCGACAGCCTCGTCATCATCGACGAGAACTATGTCTCGGGTCCGGTGTATGTGGAGTTCTCGCTGCCTCAGCCAAAATTCACCAGCACCGCGTTCAACTCCTCCAACACCTACTCCGCTGGCGACCTCGTTTACTACAACTCGACCGGCGATTGCTACGAAGCCCTCGCCGACACCACCGGCAATCTCCCGACCAATGAGGAGTTCTGGCTACGCCATCGCATCCCGGCGTTCCTCGCCGACTACCTTAAATTCTACGCGCTCGCTGAGACGCTTTCCGAGGACGGCCAGATGGACAAGGCCACCTACCAGTTCGCCCGCGCCGAAGGCATCCTGCAACAGCGAATGGACGACGCGTGGCTGCGCAAAGGCGAGGTCCGCCGCTACTCCGCCAGCTTCCAATAACACCCCTATTGACACCCTTCACCATAATTAAATTAACGACATGAGTAACCCCACAATTCAGATCGCCGCCCGCAACACCGCTGGCATTGTCCAGCCCGTCCAAGCCACACCAGATGGGGCTTTGCGGGTTAGCACAGGTTTTCCCACTCCCGCTTATACGAAGTATGAAAATGTTCGTTTCACATCCCCCGCGACGAACAA